GCTCCAATCCAAAGTAATAAGGTAATTAACCAAACTGGTAGGTTAAAGTATTTTTCTAAGTCTTTTAAATCTTTCATTAGTGCCATTTTAATATGTTATCTATTCTGTTTATAGAATCAGGATGTCTTAACAACTCAGCAAGTTCATGCTCAATTATTACATCTTCATCTCTTGCCATAGCAATCATTATAGAAGTATCTATAAATTCTTTAGTAAGTTTTTGACTTACACCAAAGACAGCACACATTGACTTGAAACCATCTTTATCTTTACTTATATCAGATTGAGGAAAAAGATTATCTTCTAATCTAAGTCTACCTGTAAAAGGTATTACATGCATAGTGCTATGATTCATAACACCTTCTAATTTAAAGTGGCACATTAATGTTACCTCTTTGTTTTCTATGTCTGTTTGCAGACTAAATCTTGTATTTTTCATAGTGTTTTTCATATTTATAGTGTAAATATAATACATTATTATAATACAACCAAACTTTTTAATAACTTTTTTTTAAATTTTTTTAAATCTTGTATTATATAGGTATGGAACTAACACTAAAAATACCTGAAAACCTTAGAGAAATCACACTAGGGCAATATCAGAAGTATTTAAAAATTGAGAAGGAAAATGAGGATGAGACCTTTATTGCTCAAAAGATGATTGAGATATTTTGTAACACTAGGCTAGATTATGTTATGAAAATGAGATGGAAAGATGTAAATGAAATAGTTACAGATTTAGGAGTAATGTTTGAAGAAGATCAGAAACTACAGAAACAGTTTACATTAAATGGAGTACAATATGGGTTTATACCTAATCTAGATGAAATATCATTTGGAGAGTTTGTAGATCTAGACACATATCTAGCAGACTGGGATCAGATGCATCATGCTATGCAAGTCCTATACAGACCTGTTGATATAAATGTAAGAGGTAGATACAATATAACAGAATATAAAGCTATAGTTGATGACACTATGAAAGAGATGCCTCTTGCTTATGCATTAGGTGCAGTTTTTTTTTTATTGAATTTAGGGAAAGAGTTATCAGTAACTATGATGGATTATTTGCAGAGGGGAGTTCTGAAGGAGCATACACCTCTGAAGGAGGGTTTAATAGAAAATGGGGTTGGTATACATCATTTTACCAAGCAGCTCAAGGAGATGTTAGGAAGTTTGAACATATCTCAGAACTTAGGCTCCATAAAGTCTTAATGTATTTAGAATTTGTAAATGAGAAACAAACATTAGAGAATCAGAGAATAAAAAGAAAATATGGCAGTAGATAATACACAAAGAGGGTTTTACTTAGTAGTTGAGGCTGTAAAGCTAGAACTAATAAATAATCAAAGTATCAAAACAATGACATTTGGTGATTTGTCAGATATTGATTTACAGAAACAGACTATGTTTCCTCTTGCACACATGATAGTAGATAGTGTAACACATGCAGAAAAAACCATGCAATTTAGTTTCACTATTCTTACAATGGATCAGATAGACACTACAAAAGAGTATGTCAATGATTTGTTTTTAGGCAATAGTAATACTCATGATATTCTAAATACACAACTATCAGTTTCTAACAGATTAGTTACTAGACTTAGAAAAGGACAGTTATATGAAGATGGCTATCAACTTGTAGGAGATGCAACATGTGAGCCTTTCTTTGATAGATTTGAGAATGTACTAGCAGGATGGGCAACAACATTTACAGTAGAAATATTTAATGACTTAGATTATTGCTAATGAAGTTTGAAGAAACAAAGAAGATATTAGAGGACTTTGCAAGAGAAGTAGTAAGAGGTGCTAAAAAGAATCTTAGAAAAAGAAAAGCATCAGGTAAGCTATCTAGATCTCTTAAGAGTGATGTAAAGGTTAATCCTAAATCTTTTGAGTTAGATTTTGAAATGGAAGGATATGGAGCATATCAGGATGCAGGTGTAGATGGGAAGAAAAAAAGATATGGTAAGAGAAAGTATGATTTACCTACATATAGCTTTAAGGATAAAATGCCTCCACCTAAATCATTAGATAAATGGGTTGTAAAGAAAGGATTAAAAGGAATAAGAGACCAAAGAGGTAGATTTGTAAAAAGACAATCTCTAACATTTCTAATTGCTAGATCTATATTTATGAAAGGTCTAGAGCCTACTTACTTCTTTACAGATGCATTTGAAGCAGCATACAAAAAGCTACCAAAAGAATTTATAGACAAATATGAATTAGACATAGACAACTTTTTAAAATTTACAACAAAATAATGGCAACATATTTAGCAAGACTTAGATCCCCCTTCTTTATAAATGAAACATCTTCTGCAACATCAGGATCAGCAGACTTAACAATTACTATAGGAAGTGTAGACAGATATGTAATATCAAAAGACACTACAAATAATTCAGTATCATTTGAAGTATCAGAATTAATAAGAGACTATTTAGATCCTACATGGGATGGAGTGTTTCCTTATTCATCAGCTACACTATCTAGTCTTACTGTAACAGCTACTATATCTTTAGATTTTTATTCAGACAATAAAGTAACAAGAGCAGCTAACACACTAGCAGGTAATCCTGATTCACCATCAGAATCTATAACACCACACACACTATATGGTTTTGATGCATACTCAGAATTTAAAGATGGTGTAAGTCATCAATTAACATCAGGTCAAATGCTACAAAGTGCAACTACAATGTACCTACCTGAAACAGGAGATGCATATATTCCAATTGAATCATCTAATGCTGTTTCTTATTATACTGTAGCAGATACTGTAACTGATGGTTCTATTGTAAATCCAGTTGCAGGAATAGATGTTACTATTAGAAGAATATGTGAGCCAGTTTATAATATTATTAAAATCATATTTATGAACAAGTTTGGAGCTTTACAAGAGTTTCATTTTAACAAAAGAAGTGCTACTAGTTTTTCAGTAACACAAGAAAATTATCAATCTATGTTAATGTCTGCAAATACATATTCAACAACAGATCATCAGAAATATGTGTACAACAAACAAGGTGCAGAATCAATGCAAATCAATACAGGCTATATAGATCAAAATCAATATGAAACAATTAAACAGCTAATGTTATCAGAACAAGTGTGGGCAAAAATAGATACTGAGGTACTACCTGTTAATATAAAAACAAACACACTTACTAAAAAGACTAAGATAAATGATAAACTTGTAAACTATTCTTTAGAAATAGAGTTTGCATATGATGTGGTAAATAGTGTAAGATAATGAGCAAATTTCAACTGTATATAGATAATCAAAGAGTAGATCTCTTTAATGATGAGAATGTAACTTTAACAGAAACAATACAAAACATAAGAGACATATCTGTAGTCTTTACTAATTTCACACAACAGTTTTCACTACCTGCATCAGATACAAACAACAAAATATTCAAACATTACTACAGGTTTAATCTATTGCAAGGTTATTCTTTTGATGCAAGAAAAAAAGTAGATGCAAAAATAGAGCTTAATAGTATACCATATAGAGATGGTAAAATTGCTTTAGAAGGTGTAGATGTAGAGAAAGGAAAACCAAAAGCATATAGAGTTACTTTTTTTGGTAATACAGTAAGTCTAAAAGACACACTTAATGATGATGAGATAGGAGGTCTAACATGGCTGTCTAATTTTAATACAATTTATAGTGCTGCACAAATACAAAGCATTTTAACAAATGAGAATGGACTAACAGTAACTGTAGATTCAGTACAATATGATAAAGCTCTGATTGTACCATTAATATCTAACACAATGAGATTCTATTATGATTCTAGTGCAGCTGCTAGTATTCCTTACATAAATGCAGATGGTACAGATAATACAGCTTTAGGTGGTAACTTATATCCACATAATCAAGGAGGTACACTTGTAGCAGATGATGTACATGGTGCATATTATGAAGATTTGACATATGCTATAAAAACACATTTAATTGTAAAAGCAATTGAAGATCAATACAGCATAAAGTTTAGTGATGACTTCTTTGACTTAACTAATGGACCTGATGCATATAAGAATTTGTACATGTTGTGTCAGAGTAAAGAAGGTAGAGTTTTTGAGGATGTAACAATAGCAGAAAAACTAATAGACACATTCCCTACAGCTGCAAATAACAACATAGCAATATCAGGAGCAAGAGTAAGAGTATTTGCACTAACACCTAATCAAGTAGTAACAGGAAGGTGGACAATAAACACTCAACAACCATATCCAACATTTACAGCAGTAATAAGAGAAGGAAAGGATGTAGTATTAAGAAAACAGTTTGATACAGGATCTAATTCAGTAGCAATTATACAACAATCAATTACAAACTCATCAGAGGGTTATACATTAACAATAGAAACACAATCTGCTTTTGGAATTGCAAGTGTAGAGTTTCAAGGTACTACTCCTGATGGTAATATACTAACATCACAAATTACATCAAGTACATTCCCTGCAATAGACATAACAATAGAAAAACAATTTATCATACAAAACAATCTACCTAATTTAAAGATTATAGATTTTCTTACTGGTTTATTTAAAATGTTTAATCTAACTGCATTTGAGAGAGATGGCATTATTCATGTACAAACACTAGAGAGCTTTTATAATGGTGGTACAATTAGAGATATAACAGAGTATGTAGATCCACAATCAATACAAATAGATAAAGCACTACCATATAAAGAAATAGAATTTAAATACAAAGATACAGATGCAATATTAGCAAAGCAGCATTATGAAACACAAGGAGTAGAATGGGGATCTGCTAAATATGTTGAAACAGGTGATCTAGATAGTAGTAGTAATGTTTTAAAAGTAGAAGCTCCATTTGCACATTTAAAATATGAGAGAATAATAAATAATGCAAACAGCACAACAACAGATATACAATGGGGTTTTATGGCAGATGAAAAAAGTGAAACCTACTTTAAAGATGCTGTTTTATTTGTTGGAGAGTTTGTTAATTTAAATAGTGATATTAGATTTTTAAGTGCTAAAGAAGGTGTTTCTAGTATTATTGATATTGGAGAATATTGGATGCCATCAAACTATGTTAGTAGAGATTCTAGTGTAAGTAAGGAAGGAATACATTTTGATTTAGAATTGTCAGAGTGGGATTCTACATCATCTTTTACAGAAACACTTTTTGAGAAGTATTATAGATTTTATATATCAGGTATATTTAATTCAGCTAAAAGACTAACTAAAATAACAGCTAGATTACCAAAGAAGTTTGTTATAAACTTTACTCTTGCAGATACAGTAACTATTAATGATGATAAATATAAAATTAACAGTATAACAACCAATCTATTAACAGGATCTAGTCAATTAGAACTTTTAAATGAAACAGTAAATGATGCAACAATAACACAAGAAGAAACTGGAGGATCAGGTGGACAGACAGGAGCACCATTAACAAATGTTTTAACATTATATGAATGTGCTACTCCTAATGCTACATATGAATCTACTACAACATTAGCAACATTAAATTTAGCAATAAATCAAAGAGTAGAAGATGCATCAGGTAATACATATAGAGTAACAGGTAACAATGTACCAAACACACATACATCAGTAGCTGTAACTGCAACTGGACTTACAGGATGTCCTGCCACTCCCCCTACTCCTCAAACTTATTACTATGGATTAGAAAGATGTAGTGATGGAGCTACTAATTTAAGAACACATACAGATGTTGGGAATCCAACTTATGCTATTACACAACAAGTATTTGATGCATCTAATATAAAATACATTATTGCTAATAGTGATAGTTTAGATTCTGTACCTAGTATAACTATTACATCATCACCTAGTCCTGCACAACTTACATGTAGTGGTAGCACAACTGCAAATTATTATGCATTAAATCCATGTTGTAGTGGTACAACACTTTATGGTTTTAGTGCAAGTAGCTCTAAATCAGGAGCTTATATATATAATAATCAAACATATATAATATCTCCAAGTAATAATACAGGGACTATTAATATTGACAATCTACAATCAGGAAGTTGTACAACATACTATTACTCATTAAACAGTTGTACTGATGGTTCTGTACAGCATTATGGTTTTAGTAATTGTAGTAATTTAAATAACACACAACTAACTTATAATGGTACATGTTATAATATTCAAAACACAACAAATACATCAGGATCAATAGATTTAGATAATTTAAGTTCTTGTTCTTGTACAGTTGCACCAGTTTATTATATGCTTAGAGATTGTGATACAGCAACAGCAAATAGAACAGTAACAACAACAACTGACATACCTAACTTAACAGCTAGTGGTAATCCATCTAATGCATCAAGAGTTCAAGACAACAGTACAGGTAAATGTTATACAGTTACTGGTACTACAACAGACACAACTACATATCCAAATCCAATAGGTCAGGTTACAAACTTAAATGTGTTAGGATGTCCAAGTACTCCATGTACAACTGTTCAGTATTATCAATTAGAACAATGTTCAACAGGAAACACAAGTTATATATCAGCACAAACAACTGACCAAATATCATTAAGTGTAAATGATATGGTTCATAGTGGTAGTACATCAGGACCATTATATAGAGTAGTAGGTACTACAACTAGTGGTTCATCAGTAGGTACAGTAGTTACAAGTACAGCAACAGCTTGTCCAGTATATTATGAGTTACAACAATGTTACACACTACAAGGTCAGTATAGATCAGGAAACAGTACAGATGATATTACACTTTCTGTAGGAGATAGAGTTACAGATCCTTGTGGTATGCCTTATACAGTAGTTACTGTAGGTGTATCAGGAGGTGGATATGCAAATGTAGGTACAGTAACAGATACAGGTCAGACAGGATGTCCTAGTTTAACAGGTCCAGTATATTCATTACAAAGATGTAGTGATTCAACAACAGGATACACATCATTACAACAAGCATCAGATGTAACAATAGCTTTAAATGATACTGTAACTGTTGCAGGTACAAGGTATCAAGTAGTAGGTACTACAAGCAGTATTGTTAATCAAGTAGGAGTTGTGTGTCCTGATGGAGGTAACAACTGTATAGTTCCTGTACCACCAACAGTACAACCTCCTGCAACAATTTATTATGCTAGATTCATTTCTTGTGATGATCCTACAGGTTTAATAATTGATGTATATAGCTATCAGCAAATTAGCACATGGTGGGTAATTAGTGAAGTAGGTTCATTTGAGTGTTACAGGTGGGATAGTAACACACAAGGAGCAAATCCTATAGAATTAAATAGTGCAAACTTTAACTTTTTTACAACTGAAACAACAGCAGGAGGTAATTGTATAAACTGTAATAATCAAGCACCTGCACCACCTCCTACACCACCTCCTACACAAAATTGTTTCCAAGTTGTTTTGTATAAAAGTGCAATTTCAGGAATAGATTTATGTAGTCAGACACAAACAAGAACTATGAATTTAAATGGTTCAACATTAGCATCATCATCATTGGTATATTCTGATACTGATTGTACAACATTACTTTCAACTTCACAATATCTATCTGAATCTACAGGTGGTGATTATTATTACTGGAATGGAACTTCTTTAGCAGGTCCTTATACACAAAACTGTCCATAATGAAAGAAATAGAAAACTTTATAACACAAACAGAAGCTGACTATCTAATAAATATGATAGACAAATATGCTAACAAATCTATGGTTGTAGCAACAGGTGAAAAAATGAATGATTACAGCAGTAGCAGAACATCATATACATCTAACCTAATTGCTAATGATCCAACAATACAATCATTACATAAAAGAATAGCTAAATACTTAGGTCAGCCTGTACAAAAAGGAGAATCTCTACAAGGTCAAAGATATGATGTTGGTCAATACTTTAGATCTCATACAGATTATTTTAAAGGTGAGAGTTATGAAAAAAACTGTTTAGCATCAGGTAACAGAACATACACTTTTATGCTTTATTTAAATGATGATTTTGATGGAGGTACTACTAAGTTTCCACATCTTAATAAAGAAATTAAACCAAAAGCATGTAAAGCAGTAGTTTGGAATAATTTACAGCATGGTGTACCAAATGAATACATGACACATAGTGGAGAAGAAGTAATAAAAGGTACAAAATACATTATAACATCATGGTGGAGAGAGAATATTTGGAATGGTGGTGAAGATCAGAAAGAATATCAG